CTTCGTCATTGATAGTTCTGTGGTTGGTTGTGTAGGCCTATCGGTGGCCCTAAGGATGCCTTGCATTCCTACCGCTACAGCAGCGGTGGTGCGTTTAAGGCCTTTCCCGACATTCTTGGTGTAGAAAACCCGGTCAGCTTCTTTGAGGTTTGATTTGCTTGCATAGGACGCATCATGGTCTTTGCAAGTTTGGTCAAACTCATCAGCAGCTGCTAAGGTTCCTATCACCGAGTCTTGGTACTTCCCTTCGGACCAACCGGGCCCACAATAGTTACCGTGATAATACATGAAAAATGGTATTGTAATTGATGTGCGTATCGACCCCCACAGGGCCAGTCGTTTCAATTGAATAATTATCATAATAATTTTCCAATGCAACTTGTTGATCTGGGGTTATTCCCCAGGCCAAGTACACGCTTAGACGGGCTTGCGCTGTGGGTTCCACAAATAGCCTGTCCATTCCAATTCCCATCATGTGTATGCCAGAGTGTCGTTTAAGTTCTTCAGAAACTTTGCTGGTAACACCGTTGCCCAGCCGAATGTAGCTGCGATAAAAGTTTTGCATTATTGGTATGCCTCCTGTGAGACTCAACCCTCCTTTGCCTACAGCTGTCATCCAGCCTTGTAGAGCTTTATGGGTTGTTACATCTACCACACACAACGTATCTTTACGCAGTGCAACGGGTATATTTCTTACCATCATCACGCAGCCGTCACCATACTGGATCGGCCGCATCTGACAAAACTCGATTTCCTCTAGGGTATGAACTGGTGTTTCACAGGTCATCCTGAATCCCATCGTGAGGAACCAAGCATCCAAACCTTCAAGGAAACAACTTTGGTCACGATTTTCCATCATGACTACGCAGTCATCTCCATTGTTCATCAACTTGATATCTACTCCAATCTCTTTAGCATAGCTGTACACCATGGCACACATTAGCAAACAATTGCCTAGTGCCGTGTTCATGTCACCGCTCGCTCTCCTCCCAATAACCTTGTAAGACAGATGTCAA